TACGCCAATCTAACTGAGGAAGAACACAAAGAGATTAGTCCTTGGCAGCTTATGAGATTTATGAGCAGCGTGGATAATAAAAATCGTGAGATTGTGGACTTTCATTTAATGTTTGTCAATGACTTAGTTAATGTAAATTTTAATACACTAAGGGAACATCCTGAATTGCAGTTAAGATTGATGCAAATAGTTGGCATGGGAATACCAATGTTTCACCCTTGGATACCGCCTGCAAAACGAGAAAAAGTAGATAAAGTTCGGCAATGGTTAGAAACAGTTTTCCCAGAATATAGCGAAGATGAAATTGAATTAATAAATTCTATTAATTCTAAAAATGAATTAAAGCAGCTTGCTAGTGACCATGGATTAACTGATAAAGAGATTAAAGAAATTTTTGGATAATATGTTTGAATGCGAATATTGTAATAAATCATTTAAAAGAGAATCTACTATTTTCAAACATATGTGCGAAAAAAAGCGCAGATCGTTTGCAAAGGATGATCGCGATGTAAAGGCGGGTTATACCGCCTTTATATACTGGTATAATAGGTCATATGGCAATACACATTCTAAGAAAAATTACACAGACTTTATGAACTCTAGTTTTTATAAACAGTTTGTAACATTTGGAAAATATATAACAGAATCTAAAATAAGTGATTGGGAAAGATATGTAGACTGGCTAATAAAGAATTCGGTAAAGTTGAACGATTGGTCTAAAGATTCTGTGTATTATAAGTTTTTTTATGAAATTATTAAAATTGAAACACCCGAAAGAGCATTAGAGCGGTATATTATTTTTATGCAAAGTTGGGAAGAAAAGTTTGGAAAAAGTTGGAAGACATTTTGGGATAATGAGAACATATTCGCAATCGTAAATTATATAAAAGAAGGCAAAATCAGTCCTTGGATACTGTTTTCGTCAGATTCTGCGATGGAGTTTGTTCAAAATTTGCCAGATGAATTGTTGGTTGAGGTTGATGGTAGCATTGATTTGACATATTGGAATAACAAAATAAAACGCAATAAAGGTGATATAGAATGGATAAAGACGCTGTTGGAATAGTTACGACTGATGTTGATATTGATATAGCAAATCGTGATATGATACTAGAATTATTTAGCAATGTTCCTGCTACAATTATAAAAAACAATAAAATAAAAAAGCATAACACTGGTGTATATTTTCATGAAGTTCCAGTAAACCCTTTTACTGGGTTGTGTAGCCTAGATTATCAAGATGCAGAAAATAATGGATTTTTCAAAGTAGATATATTGAATGTGAGTATATACAAAGATATACAAAATGAAGAACATTTGGAACAATTAAAAAATCGTGAACCTATGTGGGAATTGCTTGAAGAAGAAGAATTTTGCAATTTGCTTTTTCATATGAGGGGACATCATGGCATATGCAAAAAAATGAAACCAAATACCATATCAAAATTAGCGGCTGTCCTAGCTATGATACGTCCATCTAAGAGATACCTTATAGGAAAACCTTGGGATAAGGTTTTTTCGGAAGTATGGACACCTCCAGAAGATGGAGGATATTATTTTAAAAAAAGTCACGCGCACAGTTATGGTGTAGCGGTTGTTGTCCATATGAATTTAATATGCGAACAAGTTACTTAACTTTTTTGATAAGTTGAATATTCTTCTTTTTTGATTTATTTTTTAATAAATTTCTAAGTTTCACGGTAGGACCAGCTATTATTTCCAAATTCTTGTTAGAGAATGTCATCAGACAATACTCAAATTTGTCGAACCTATCTCCTATTATAATATTAATCGGAAGTTGGCGGTTGGTCTCCCACCACCATTCTGTGGCTAATTTTAAAAACTCTTTCTTTTCTATATCTGACTTAATTAGCTCAATGCAATAAAAACTGGTTATATTTATATCTTCATTTTGAACTATGCCTACATATTCTTTAATTCCGCATTTTAATACAGACAAGAATGGAAAATTGTTTAAAATTTCATCATAATCTACGATACTTGAATTCATGTTACTTCCTTTGTTATTAATATATTTATATTTCAATAAATATGTATATACTAGGAGTGATATGTAATATGGCACAACGCGAACAAGCATCAGGATTTACATTTCCGCAAAGGGGAAATGTTGTTAGAGGAACTTCCAGAACTGTAATAAATATAAATGCACCTTTCCGTGTATTAAAAGGGTGTGATACTCAAATACAGTTTTCCATTCAAGAACAAAATGGCCAAGCAACCAAATTATACAATAAATCAATAAATGCAATTCTTGTAAAATCAAAAACTAATGATATCGTTTTTGACAAAAAGCTTAGAATAGAAAATTATGACCTTGGGGTTGCCTCCTTGGTTATTGGTTCTATGGATACCTCAACAAAAGATGCTGGATATTATGATTTGGTATTGACGATAACAGATGAAAATTCTAATATTTCTCCTGTATATGTAAATTCCACATTTAAGATGGATTATTCTGTAGAAATAATTGAAAACTATATAGATACTGCTCCTAATCTTTTTGAATCAACTAACTTTGTATTAAGCAACGGAATTGGTTATAGTGACAAATACATAGGGCCTTCGCAAGTTTCAAACACTTTTGGAAATTCTACGGTTGCATTCTACGGAACTAATTTTGTTGGAAAAATTGGAGTAGAGGCAACTCTTGTTATAAGTCCAAATGAAAGCGATTGGTTTCCTCTTGACCTAACACTTGTTACTCCGCAAAAAGAATACGACGGATTTACTGGCGTAGATGCGTTTGTATTTGAAGGAAAATTTAATTGGGTTAGATTTACTGTAGAAACAGTCACTGGGGCTATTGACAAAGTTCTTTATATAGTGTAATATAATTCATATGAGTCTTAGTTTTACTGAATTTGTCAGGCGGTGCGTACCGCATGATTGGAAATTATCATCTAGTGGATGGACGCATGGGAACTGTCCTATGTGTGTATTAAATGGAGAACCGCGTCTAGATACAAAAGGTCGCGGCGGGTTTAACTTTGATAATGGAGGAATTTCATATAATTGCTTCAATTGTAGCTACGCCGTGAGATGGGAGATAGGTGGGAATATAAGTAATAAACTCACTAGATTGCTTATTCAGTTTGGCGCAGACAAAGCAGAAATACAGCGTTTTAAATTTCAGATTAAGATGCAAGCAGAATTACTTAATGACATTCCGAAGAAACCTGAAATAAAATGGAAAGATACTATAGCAAGTTGGAAACCAATTGACTTGCCGCCAAAGACAAAAAAACTATTTGAAATTCCAAATATAAACCAAGATTCTTTTGAGATGCAAGCAATTGAATACATAGTTGATAGAAATTTAGATATTACGGATGATTGGTATATTAGTGACTACTACACCTACAAAAATAGAGTAATATTACCGCTCAGATATAATAATAATATAGTAGGACATACTTCTCGTCTTATAAAACCTGTAAAGAATTACCCAAAATACCTAAAAAACGCACCAAAAGATTATGTATACAATTTAGATGCGCAAAAATTTGATAAAAAATATGTCATTGTAACAGAGGGATATTTTGATGCACTACTAATGGATGGCGTTGGGATAGGTTCAAATTATATCAGCGACCAGCAGGCGGATATAATAGAATATCTAAATAAAGAGATCATTGTATTGCCCGATGCAAATGCTCCGAGTAGACGACTAGCTATGTCTGCAATAAACCGTGGTTGGTCAGTGTCATATCCTGAATGGGATAACGGCATAACCGATGCAAATGATGCAGTAAACAAATATGGAAGGCTTTTTACCGTATATTCGGTATTAGAGTCTGTTGTAAGAAATTCTACCAAAGCCAAAGTAATGGCAAAAATCTGGTGTTCGTAATAGGAGATAATAATTGTCAGATGACTACTCAAATGAGATGCAGAAATTATTTTTAGAATTTCTGCAATCCGATCCCGACTTATTTGTGAAATGCAATACAATAACAGAACCTGTTTTTTACAATCGGGAATTGCGTCCTGTTATTAAGTTTATGAAGGAATATCATAACGAATATTCCGGAATACCGACAGTT